ACGCTATCAAACCTGATGTTGCTCTTAATTATTCCACTGTTGCTGGCAGTGACATTTATCTTAAATTTGTTGTTGCTGATCGTGCAGATATTGAAGAAGCTGGCAGAGCTGTGCAAGCATACCGTAACGTCGGCGTTGAGTGTCCGGTATATTGTATGCCGCTTGGAGGACGCTCGGAAGAGTATGTCCTCAACGTTAAAGAAGTTGCAGAGGTTTGCATGGAAAAAGGATGGCGATTCACCCCTAGACTACACATCAGCTTATTCGGAAATGCCTGGGGAACTTGATGCATTACATGCAATTAAGCAAGAAACAAATGAAAAACTAGATAAAGCAATGAAAGCACCTATTAACGAAGATAGAATAAGAAAGGCAGGATGGTAATGAAAGATCCTAAAGTAGAAAACCTTGTAAAACAGTTCAAAACTGAAATTGCTCAAGTCAATAAAACATGGTACAAATTACAAGCAGAAGGCATGTATATTGATGTAAGCGCAGAAAGTAATGGAAACTATAACGAACCTAAATCATTTGTTGTTAAACGTATGACGCAAAATGTGGAATACTTTAAGGAGGAGCAGAAGTAATATGAAAAACTTTTTAAAAAAACTAACAGGAATGGATAAAGTAGAAGCTGAAAGGGCTAAAGTTGAAGAAGAAAAACTTGAACTACTGAGAAAAAAAGATCCTAAAGAATATCACACACGCAAAAAAGAGTCTTGGGTTAATGTACTTGATATGAAAGTAAACGAAGACAACATTCGAAACGGTTTCTTTGAGCTCGATTGGAATAAGTATTTCGTTATAGAATTAATTCAAAACGGATATGGAACTGAATCAGATCCGGAAGAAGAAATTGTAGACAGATGGTTTAAAGATATTGTGTATAATATGTTATCAGACGAAGGTTTAGATACTGATAGAGGCGCAGGATACATAAACGTTAAACCACTAAGTGATGACAAAAGCGAAGTATCTTAATGGTTGACACAAGTCAGATCTGGTGTTATAATAGTACTATAATTTACACAAAGGCAAACTAATGGCAACTTACGTACTAGTAGATACAGCAAATACATTTTTTCGTGCAAGGCACGTTATTAGAGGCGACTTAGACACAAAAGTTGGTATGGCTTTTCATATTACACTAGCAGGTGTTAGAAAAGCATGGCAAGACTTTAGTGCAGATCATGTTGTGTTCTGTTTAGAAGGTCGCAGTTGGCGCAAGGACTTTTATGAGCCTTACAAGCGTAACCGTAGCGATGCTAGAGCTGCACATACTGAAAAAGAAGAACAAGAAGATAAGTTGTTTTGGGAAGCCTTTGACACATTTAAAGACTTTGTAGGTACTAAGACTAACTGTTCAGTATTACAGAATCAGCAGTTAGAAGCAGATGATCTTATTGCTGGTTGGGTGCAAGCACATCCTAACGACAATCATGTTATTATAAGCACAGATGGCGACTTTGCACAACTTATTGCACCTAATGTTAAACAATACAATGGCGTTACAGAAACTACTATTACACATGAAGGCTACTTTGATAAGAAAGGCCTACGTGTAATTGACAAGAAAACTAAACTAGAAAAACCTGCACCTATTCCTGAGTTCATGTTGTTTGAAAAGTGTATGCGTGGTGATAAGAGTGACAATGTGTTTAGTGCATTTCCAGGTGTTAGAGTAAAAGGCACTAAGAATAAAGTAGGCTTAACTGAAGCCTTTGCAGATAAAGACAACAAAGGCTTTAACTGGAATAACATGATGCTACAACGTTGGGTAGACCATAATGGTGTAGAGCATCGTGTATTAGATGATTATAATAGAAATGTTGTACTATGTGATTTGACTGCACAGCCAGCTAACATTAGAAGTATTATCAATGATACTATTGAAGATGCCATAGAACAACCTAAACAAATAACACAAGTTGGTTTACGACTAATGAAGTTTTGTGCCCTATGGGATCTTCAACGTGTAAGCGAACAGGCTCAGAGCTATGCTGAGCCATTACAAGCGAGGTATATAGCATGACAATAAATGCAAAAGAAATAATTGACGGCAAGTTTTGGATTATCGAAAACGAAGGTAACAAAGTTGCCACACTAGCATATTCAGATGAAAAGTATATGGTTACTGATATGAATGGATCTAGATTTATAAACGATAAGAAAGAACTTGAAAAAGACCTAGGAAAACTAAGTTGGAGTTCTTTAGAAATTACTGAAGTTACTTTAGATGATGTACATGGATTTCCGACTAGTTGTACACCACACAATCCTTTATACGATGTAAAACAAAAATTACCATTGTTTACTAAAAGTACAAAATCAAAAAGTTTATACTGTGCAGGTTTTTATATTATTAGATTTGATAAAGGTTGGGTTAAGAGTTTTTGTCCTAAAGCTATTACAGTCGAACGCTATCCGTATAAAGGTCCTTTTAAGACTGCATTAGAAATGCGAACCGAATTGAGTAAAGCAAATGCAAAGTGAGCCATTAAACACTGTAGCAATACAACAGTTTATTTCGCAAGTTAAAAGTGCAGATGCAGGTCAGTCTAGAGATGTAACACTTAATATACAGCAAGCTAAGAGATTAGCATTTACGTTAGGTGAAGTTATGGCTAGATTAAACGGTGATTTAGAATCATTACTAAATAAAAATAATAACAAACAAGACGAAACTATAGAAGTAAGATTAGACGGCGGAAATAGCTGGTGACAGTTACTTATATGAAAGATGGCTCATCTAAAGCCTGGGATAAGACACCACGTAGTTATGAAATCAAATGGCCAGATGGTAAGAAAGAAATTTGGAAAGATATAACTGCACGAAATTGCCTAACTAAATACGAAAACATGGATCCATACGGAAATGGACTTGAACTAAGAGAAATAGTTGGCAAAGAACTACAAATGCAACAGATAATGGATAAAAAATAAATGTACCCGAATATTAGAAAAATACTTGCATCCGAGCAAAAAAGACAAAATACTACAATAGAACTTATAGCAAGTGAAAATTATGCAAGTCAAGCAGTAATGAATTTGTGTGGTAGCATTTTTACAAACAAGTATGCAGAAGGATATCCGGGCAAAAGATATTACAATGGCTGTGAACATATGGATGAAATTGAACAACTTGCTATTAATAATTTATGCAAGTTGTATGATTGTAAGTTTGCCAATGTACAACCACATAGTGGAGTTGGAGCAAACACAGCAGTATATCAAGCATTAATGAAACCTGGTGATACACTAATGGGTATGGATCTAGCAAGTGGTGGACATTTGTCACATGGTGCACCTCCAACACTTAGTGGTAAATTTTATCGAGCAGTTACATATGGAGTAGGCGAAGACGGACTTTTAGATTACAGTATGATTGAAGGTATTGCAAAATTAAACGTGCCTAAAGTATTAGTAGCTGGTGCTAGTGCCTATCCAAGACAAATAGATTGGAAAGCATTTAGAGATATTGCAGATAGTGTAGGAGCAAAACTAGTAGTAGACATGGCACATTACAGTGGTCTAGTCGCTGGAAAAGCATACGATTCGCCATTGCCTTATGCAGATGTAGTAACAAGCACAACACACAAAACGTTACGTGGTCCTAGAGGCGGTATGATACTTTGGAACAATCCTGATTATACAAAAAAGATCAACAGTAGTATATTTCCAGGAACACAAGGCGGCCCACTAATGAATATAATTGCCGCTAAAGCACAATGTTATCAAGAAGCATTAGATCCACAATTTGAATTTTATGCTCGCCAAGTTGTTGCCAATGCTAAAGCAATGTGTGGAGTATTTGAACAAAATGGTTTTCCTGTACAAACAGGTGGAACAGATAGTCACATCATACTAATGGATCTAAGCAAAAGCAAACACAGTGGTAGACAAGCCGCAGATCTACTGGAAGCAAATGGTATTACAGTAAACAAAAACGGAGTACCAAATGACCCAAGGAACTTTTTAGAAACAAGTGGTATTAGAATTGGAACTGCCGCTGAAACTACAAAAGGACATGATGAAGAATGGTTTAGAAATTTAGCAGATACAATTTGTAGTCTATTAGAAAATAACTAAAACACAAAAATAGTTAGTAAAAATAGATAAATATATACGTAGTTAATTAAAGGACAACGTATATGAGTAGACCTAAGCCAACTGTTTTACTAGAGTTTATAGATAAAAAAACATATAAAAGCGAGCAAATATTAGACGCTTATTCTATATGGGCAGTATTTTTTAAAAATAAACCATTTAATCTAAAATCTTCGCATAGTTTAACCAACTACCCTGGTCCTAAATATAAGAAAGTTTCATTTTCTAATCCAGGTCATGCAATAAATTTAGCAAAAAAATTAAATGACTTGTTTAACTGCAATGACTTTTCAGTAGTAAAGTTAACTGCAGGAGAAACAGTTCCATTGGATACCTAATGAACTGGAAAGAAAACTATACAAAAATATTTCTTAAGAATACAAATAAAAGTATTAACGAAGCAACCGTAAAACAGTATATTACTACATGGTGGCAGAACACACGATCAAAAGATACAGGCGGACTGCGTCTTACTGAATCTGGTTATAATTTTATTACTGAAGAATTAGAATTACAAACATATCAAGTACCTTATCCTAAGGACTTTAACTTTACAACTAATGTAATAATATGGATGGACCAATTTATAGATTGTCCTTACTATCTTGGTAAGCAAGGTATAGTTGTAACGAACGAAAAGAAAGCAATGGAATTGCATCTTTTTAGCGGCGATGTAAGAAAATACGGCTTAATAAAAGCTATGAACAGACAAAAAGATTAGTTTTTGGAAAAAAACTGGTTGACTTCTTCTCCTATTGATAGTATTATATATACATGCTTAGAAATTAAGTATGGCACTGAAAATAACTGTAGAGGAATACAAAATGGAAAATGTAGCAGTACGTACTGTAAGTCCTAATAGAGCAAAAAAGAGTATTAGGCATGCTTTTAAGAAACAACGCCCTATCTTTATGTGGGGACCTCCAGGCATTGGTAAGTCTGATATTGTTGGACAGGTTACTAACGAGCTTGAAAATTCAAAACTAATTGACATTAGACTCTCGCTTTGGGAGCCTACAGATATCAAAGGCATTCCTTATTATGCCGCAAATGATAATGTAATGGCTTGGGCACCTCCACAAGAATTACCAACAAAAGAAATGGCTAAGAAGTATAAATGGATTGTACTATTCTTAGACGAAATGAATTCAGCGGCACCAGCAGTACAAGCGGCCGCTTACCAACTTATTCTAAATCGTAAGGTTGGACAATACGAGTTACCAGACAATGTTCTTATTGTTGCAGCAGGTAACCGTGAAGCAGATAAAGGTGTTACTTATAGAATGCCTGCTCCGCTTGCTAATAGATTTGTTCATATAGAACTTGCTGTCGACTTTGACGACTGGTTTACATGGGCAGTCAATAATGACATACACAATGACGTTGTAGGTTATTTGACATTTAGCAAAAAAGACCTTTACGATTTTGATCCTAAATCTCCAAGCCGTTCATTTGCAACACCACGTAGTTGGTCCTTTGTAAGTGAATTGTTAGAAGATGAACTTGATGAAGAAACTACAACTGATCTTGTATCAGGTGCAGTAGGCGAAGGCCTAGGCATCAAGTTTGTTGCTCACCGTAGGGTGGCAGCATCAATGCCTAACCCAACTGATATTTTATCAGGAAAGGTTAAAGAGCTAAAGACCAAAGAAATCAGTGCCATGTATTCCTTGACGGTCTCGCTCTGTTATGAACTAAAAGAAGCGTCTGATAAAGGCGATAAGAAATTTGATGTAAAAGTTAATAGTTTCTTACGTTTTATGATGGACAATTTTGAAACTGAATTGGTTGTTATGGGTATCAAGTTAGCCCTCACTCAGTATGCTCTACCAATTGATCCAGACGAAGTTGAATGCTTTGATGAATTTCATGAACGTTTTGGTAAGTATATTACCAAAGCACAAGAGGCATAATATACGGAGTTTGGACGTTCTCCTAAACAAAACGTCCAATTCACTTGACTTTGAGTAACAACTACGTTATAATAAGTACAAATAAGGAGAGATGGCATGACAATTGATACTAAAGGTTTCCAACCTAATCCAGACATTACACCGCAAGAACTTATAGAAATGCGTAAAAAGGTATTAGACAATGTTATTGTAGCCCGTGTAGGTCTTTTGTTACGACATCCATTCTTTGGCAATATGGCTACAAGACTAAAAATTGAAGCATGTGATGACTGGTGTCCTACTGCAGCCACTGACGGTCGTCACTTATATTTTAATACACAATTCTTTAATGCTATGACAAATAAAGAAATTGAGTTTGTTATTGCACATGAAATTTTACATTGTGTATTTGATCATTTGGGTAGACGTGATGGTCGTAATCCTGTGTTATATAATATTTCTGCAGATTATATTGTAAATAATCTGCTAGTACGTGATCGTATTGGTACAAATCCTAAACTTGTACAATGCTACCAAGATTTTAAATATGATGGTTGGACATCAGAAGAAGTATATGATGAGCTATTTAAAGAAGCAGAAAAAAACGGTGAAGAATTTGTAAAACAACTAGGACAAATGTTAGACGAACACATCGACTGGGACGGTGAAGGCGATTCAAAAGGTCCTGGTAAAGACGGTGAAGATAAAGGTAAAAGCGGACCGCCTAAATATTCTAAAGAAGAACTACGTAAGATCAAAGAAGAAATAAAAGAAAGTATGATGTCTGCGGCACAGGCATCTGGTGCAGGTAATTTACCTGGTGAGATTTCACGTATGATAAAAGAACTTACTGAACCTAAGATGAACTGGCGTGAGATACTTCGTCAGCAGATTCAAAGTACAATACGTAACGATTACACATTTAGTCGGCCTTCACGTAAAGGTTGGCATACTGGTGCAATACTTCCAGGTATGAATTTTGACACTACTATAGATGTTGCTGTTGCAATTGATATGAGCGGTTCTATTGGAAATGATCAGGCCGCTGACTTCCTAAGTGAAGTAAAAGGCATTATGGAAGAATACAAAGACTACAATATTAAATTATGGTGCTTCGATACAAAAGTATACAACGAAGACGATTTTACTGCTGATAACGGAAAAGACTTAGAAGAATATGAAGTTAAAGGCGGAGGTGGTACTGAGTTTGATTGTAACTGGCATTATATGAAAGATACTGACTTTGTTCCAAAGAAGTTTATTATGTTTACTGATGGTTATCCTTGGGGTAGTTGGGGCGACGAAGACTATTGTGATACAGTATTTGTAATACATTCTAATCAAGATAAGGACTTGCAGGCGCCCTTTGGCACAACTGTACATTATGATGAAAACGCTGCTTAAAACAAAAAAACCAAATAGGCTAGAAGTATTTGAATGCAGAGAAACATCTGTTGCTCCGATGCATTTTGAATATATAAAACTACCTATGGCGTATAATCTACAAGATAGTATTTCTAAATGGATTAAATTAAATCTAAAAGGAAGATACTATATTGGAAAGTCTCTTAGTTTAGGAGAAAAAGGTGTGTCTAATATGGATACTACACTAAGAGTAGGCTTTGAAGAACCAAAAGAACTATCATATTTCACTTTGGCTTGTCCACTTTTGAAATATAAGTAAATATTTTTGAATAATTAAGTATATAAGGAGTTTATAAATATGACCGAAGAAGTACAACCAGCTGAAGCTACAACCCAACCTGCTCCAGCAAACGAGAACCCAGTCGAACTTACAGTTCAAGACTTGGGTAATATCAAACAAATTATCGACGTAGCAAGTCAAAGAGGTGCGTTTAAACCTAATGAAATGACTACAGTTGGTACAACTTATACTAAGCTAGAAACATTTCTAGCAGCGGTAGCACAACAACAAGCAGCTACTGAAGGAGAAAAATAATGTATAAACACGTAGGTCGAATAAAGACCAATCAAAGAAAAGTAATTGTAGCATACAGAACTGTTCCAGGTGAACCAGATAATTGTGTTGTAGTAACAACTGAGAACCTAATGGCAGAAGAACATGACGCTCTTATGAAGTTAATCGAAAGCGATGGTGGACAAAATGAAGATGTATTTGCAAACGCCATGGCAAGGGCAAGACTGCCTGATGGTAGAATCATGTTAGCTGGCTTTCATGTTACAGGTAAGATGCAAAAAGTAGCAACTGACCTAGTAGAAATGACCCCAGACAGAAGCACTGTTATTAACCTTACAGATCTAAACAAAATGATTGCTGATCAAAGAGGTGTATCAGTTGAAGACTTAGCCGATATTGATGCAGGAAAACAACCTGAAGTTTCACAAATGGCAACTGTAAGTGATATGCCTATTGTAGAAGATGCGGTGCCTAGTACAGATGGTGCTGTTATAGACGATGCGGCATTAGCAGCACAGTATAGATCACAGGCAGATACTATGTTTAAGGAAGCAAAAAGACTACGCGAGCAAGCTGAAGAGCTAGTTCCGACTAAAAAGAAAAAGTCTGTTGCTGAAAGTGCCTAAGGCAAAAGATAAAAAGTTACCCCAGGACATTATAGATCATTGGCCTGAAGTTTTTAAAGATGTAGATATTAAGGTTGTACCTGTAAAATATCTACACAGCGTTCGTGTTTTCTTTACTGATGGTAAAGTATGGGACATAGATGTTGCAAAAACTAGAAAGAAAAAAGATGCAAATGACATTGAAAAATCACTCGAAGAACTATTTGCTAATTATCAAGACAGTATAGACAATGTTGATTTTAGGCTTGATACAGCCCGAGTTAAAGCTGACATTCAAGGTCGCACTAGAAGTTTTATGAAAAGAAGAAAGTAGTTTGTTTGAGTATTTGTATAAATACATATAGATATTCCAGGAGTTAAATATGGCCCTAAGACTAAGAAGAGGTACAAACGCAGAAAGAACTGCGATTACGCCAGAAGCAGGTGAACTAGTATACGCAACAGATACTAAAAAAGTATACGTTGGTGATGGAACCACAACAGGTGGTCTCATTGTTAGCGGACAAAACGATATTGTAGATGACGGAACACCACAGTTAGGCGGTGATTTAGATCTAAACGGTAATAACATAACAGGTACAGGTAACATAAACATTACTGGTACAATTACAGCCACAGGGAATATCAACTTAGGCGACGGAGCAGGCAGCGATATTATTGCTGTTGGAGGAACTATACAAGGTGCATTAACTCCAGACTCACAATTAGCATATAACCAAGGTTCAAATACTGCACGTTGGAACACTGGATACTACGGAAGTTTAGATGTTTTAGGACACGTAGAAGCAGATAGTATTAAAGCTGATCTAGTCAGTGACGACAGTACTCTTGCTTACAATCAAACAACTAAAGCATTTACAGGCACTACCTTTACTGGTAATTTAGTAGGTAATGTTACAGGTGATGCAGCAGGTAATCATACTGGAACATTTACAGGTGTTATTACAGCAACAGGTACATTTGACGGCGATATTACAGGTAGTGTGTTTGGCGATGATTCAACTGCTTTAGTAGATGCAGTTAACAACTCCATGTCTGCAACAACAATTACTACTCGAATTATAAATTCTCCTATTGGTATACTTGAAACAAATGCACTAGGTGCAAACCCAGCAAGATTATTATTTAATAGAGATAACACAGGCGCACTTGCAACCAATCAAAGTATTGGACGGCTGTTAACCCAAAAAACAATTGACGGAGTTGCAACAGTAGTTGCATCACATAGTATGTCAGAAGCTGCCTACAACTGGATACATGCTCCAGCCGGAACATACAACTACGATAACTATGTAACATTCCACCAGTCAGGTAAAGTTGCAATTAGTATGGGTCAAGCAAATATTACTGCAGAACCTGCGGCACACCTAGAAGTAGGTGGCGCAATTAAACCAGGTGTGTATGCTAATAATACTGCACGTGATGCGGCAATTACAAGTCCAGTAGCAGGTATGATAGTGTTCAACACAACAGGAACTAAATTCCAAGGTTATACTGGCAGTGCTTGGGTAGACTTAAACTAATAATATTTCGTAACACTCATTTATTTGTAGAATCGTTCTAATATTTCATTCCAAGGTTCATAGAAATTTATCTGTAAAAAAATTCTATCTGTCTTTACTTCAGGTACACCATGTTTAATTTTTGCATTAATTATTGTAGGCATAATATATATATGTTTAAAAATTTCCTTGTCACCTTCATAAAATACAATAGGACTAGGTGTATCTGTTAAAGGTAACATCAGGACAGCAGTTCTTTGAGGATCTATATGGGCAGGCATTATTCCGCCTGCCACCACTTTTGTAAATTTACCATCTTTACAATTTAATGTACTTAGAACTTCTTGTACGTGGATGTTATTAATATCAGTTAAATCAAAAAATTTACACTCTGTTGCCGTATTAAGATTACGTGCTTTTTTGAAATGAATATTTTCTTTGTATA